CTTAAATATAGAAAGATGAACTTGAGAATCTTCGCTATAAAAATCCTTCTCATTTAAAAAAATAGAAATTTCAGCCCACTTATGTGGATGTTGTAAGAGACCTTTTAAAACAGTCTTCTCTAAATCCATGTTGTAAATCATGGTCCCACCTCCTTATCGAAAGACAATTCTATCAACTTACTAAGAGCCATATCGACACAAGAATTTTCAGTCTTAGTCGCTATACTTGGTTGGCCCCGGTCATTAATATAAAACAAGAAAAACCCTTGATTTGCCCCAGATGGGGAACCAGTACAGTCGAATAACTTTGTTAAAATACTCGCAGGTAGTGTATTGTCAGTTTGATCTAATATACTCATATTATGTCCAACTTCTGGAGAAGCTCTTCGTTAAGCGTATCATTCTCAAGTATCCTTACAAGCTTAATTTGGTTGATCTCGCAAAAATATTCCTTTTTCTCATCCCTCTGTAGTTGTGAGAGAAAATTTTGCCTAGAGTTAGAATGAAAAAATTTATTAAATTTGTAATGCTGATTACCGTCCACTTCTACTGCCACTTTCTTATTAGCATTGTAAAAGTCTATGGTCATTCTTGTGCCAACCACAGGAAGCTCTTCGAATACTACATCAGCAACCCAATATTTATATAAAAGATCCTTTACTCTTTTCTGGACCTTACTGCGACAACCTTTATCCCAGTTCACCAGATACTTGCAAGAGTTTTTTAGCTTTTTCTCTTTGCCATTACTAGTAAGGAATATCATGATAAAATGTTCTCCCTAACAAACTCTTTTAAAGAATTTGTGAGATCGTCATTTTCCTCCAAAAGAGAGTATAGTGAATTCATCCCCTGATACTTTTCTTTCACCTCGAAACCCCTTTCAGTTAGGAAGGCTATAATTTCTGGATCAATCTTAAACCAAGAAGCTGATTTCTCTATATAACTCCACATCAAAAGCATTTCTATTATTTCACGCTCGACCCATATAGACTTACCTCCAGATCGACCATATTTAATAGGGTACCTAATCCGAAGACCACTACTCTCATTAGTCGATTTTTGGATATGCACTTTAGCATAATGACCTATTATTTTGTTTTCTGGACTTGGCCTAGCCTTTGGATCTTGAACAATTAAATCCGCTTGATTCCTTTTCTCAAAATTGATAATCCAATCAGGATAATGAAGAGCTGCATTGCCACCGCTAGAATTAGTTTGATTGTTCGGATCGCTAGATGCGTATTGGCTCGTCTTAATGGTTGACCGAACCTGAGACACCATAATACACATGTGACCAAACCTACTCATACCAAGACTAACCCTCTTTAAGAAATCAGAAGTTAAAGTGGCTCCTGCTGCAACCTTAGCTGCTTCACTAGTACTTTTTTCTAAGTCTCCTTTCGAAAGCAAGCCATCCATGCTATCGATGACAATGCAAAATCTTTCTTTATCAGGGTTATTCTTTAGAAGCTCCCTTAGACCATCAAAAACCGTATCATAAATATTACAATCCCAAACAAGGCAGGTTCCAATATCCCACTTCTCAGGGTCTTGGACGAAGTTAAGCCCAGACCTTTCTTGTATATTTTTAGACAACCGACCTTCTGCTTTTATGTAAAGACCTTTTGTATTTTCTACTGTCTCCAACATATTCAACATCACATGAAGAGCCTCATTCGTTTTCCCTCCCTCATTACATCCAATAAACCTTTGCAATCCAGAACTAAGTCCACCTCCCATGCATTGATCAAGAATCATAGATCCAGTAGAAACTAAGTAAGAATCTGCTGACTCTTCGTAGTTGTAATGGAAATCTTTATTGGATTTAAAAAACTTCGACATAAACTCTGATGTCCCTACCTTATTCTTACTGCTAACTTTACTCATCTAAAAAATCTCTTAGGTTTTTCTTTTTCTTTACTTCTCTATCTTCACCAGACTTATGGTCTTGTTCAACCATTTTCTCAGGTTTATCTGGTTTATAATGAAACTCAAGCCTTTTTTTCCTTAAGTAATCCTTACCCTTTTTCGTCCTAAAGTATCTTATGGAATCAACCATCTTAAAAGGAGGTTTAACCTTCCTTAAAAAATCTAGATCATAATCTACGAACTTAAATACTTCATTAGCTATCATCATCTCGAACTGGTAGGGAGAAGGTGTTACCCCGTCCAACATCCTTAGAATGAAGTCTTGCTTGTCCTTGAATGTTTTATTCTTTACCTTGGGCGTTTTATTCTTTACCTTGGGCGTTTTTTTTCTTTTTCGCTCAAACTTGTAACCACATGAGCATAAAATCTGAGGACAACCACATACGTTGCCACATTTAGGACAGGTTTTTTTTCCTTTGGGCATGAGATTATCTTAAACTAATCTCATGTCATTATCAACCATTTTTCTTACAAGTCCAACAAAATCTGTTTTAGGTTCCCAGCCTAAATTTCTCCTAGCTTCCGAAGAGTCCCCCCAAAGCATATCTACTTCAGCAGGTCTATAGAATTTTGGGTTAATCTTCATCAAAGTCCTGCCTTCATGCACATACTTCTCATCTACACCCTTACCAACCCACTTACACTCTTCTACAGCAAAGCCAGCAAAATTAAACGCTTGTTCTACAAATTCCCTAATAGTATGAGTTTCATTTGAAGAAAGGACATACTCTCTAGGAGCTTCTTGATTCAACATTAACCAAACACCTTCTACAAAGTCTTCCGCATCACTCCAATCTCTTTTTGAATCAATATTCCCCAACTCAAGAGGTTTAAAATCATTTAAAATATACTCATTTTTAATACGAGCCACATTCTTTGTTATCTTACGAGTGACGAACTCTTCTCCACGACGAGTACCTTCATGATTAAACAACCAACCTTGAATAGCGTAAAGGTCGTAAGAATCCCTCCATACTTTTACCATGTGCCTCGCACTAGCCTTAGAAACACCGTAGGGGCTTCTTGGGCGCAAAGGGTGAAGCTCTGACTGGGGAGAGTATAAAACGTCTCCAAACTCTTCTGAAGAGCCAGCATTGTAGTAGCGGCAATTAGGACAATGTTTCCTTATAGCCTCTAGTTGATAAAGAACAGCCATTGCGTTTGTCTCCATATGATTAACTGGCATCTTCCAACTCACACCAACAAAAGAATTAGCAGCGAAATTGATGAAGTAATCTGGCTTGTGCTCTGCTATCACCAGCTCTGTATTAGTTTGATCAGCGACATCTAAGTCAATAAGTTTGAATCGAGGATTGTCTATTAGATGAGCAATATTATCGTGGTTTTTTACACTTAATCTGCGGACACCAGCTACAATAGTATGCTCAGTATTCTTTAAGAGATAATCTGCCATAAAACTACCGTCTTGACCTGTTACCCCTGTAATAATAATCTTTTTCATATGATATAGTCGCTGCAAACCCCAAAGCAATCGTAATATTTAGACCGCCAGTTTCTATCATTATCTACTATAATAGATTTATCGACAACAGGTTTATTGGGGAATGTCCAAATAAAACCTTTAGACGTTAAGGTGTAACTATCAGAATCATGCCAAAAATAATTTACATTGCTTGAGCAATACTGTAGAGCTTCTGCATTTTTACAATGAACCCAAAGACCTTCTTGATCTAGAAACGCAGGATGAATAATATACTCTGGGATATCATGACCCAGAAAAAGTTTACCAAATTCGTACCACAGATCTATTTCACAATCATACCCTAAACTTAGAACTTTTTTTATTTGTTCTGGATGGTTTTCTAAATCAGATGGGCCATTTAGATTACCTCTATGGGAAATAACCTTCATTATCCTACTAAATACTTATCCGCAGTATTCGAAGAAGTCCTTATCACAATCAAATGAGTATCTTCGTGAAATTTAGACTCTGATACCATATAAGGATCAATCACGAAAACCTCCCCTTCTATAAACCTTTCTCCATTTATCTCTACATCACCCTTTGTGACAACATTAATCTCTGTGCTTAATTTATGATAATGGTTCTGAGTTTCACAACCCTTATCATACTTATGGTAGCCAACTTCAAAGTCTTGAGTTTTAAAAATGGAAGGCTCAAAGTTTCCAACCAACCACCCATTAACCATATCACCCAACTTATATTTTTTCATTGAATTCAGCTTTAGTGATTCTCGGGATATGCCTACCCCCGTCAAAAGAGGTTCTTTCCCAGATATCTACCATGTTTGAAAGCATGCTTGCATCAACAACTCTAGATGGTACTGAAAAATAATTAGCACAATTATGTTTTATCGAATATTCTGCTGCGTATTCGTCGTAAACAACAGCGGCTCTTACACCTTTATTTTTACTACCCGCTATATTGACTCCTTGCCCAGTCCTACAAAAAGCTATAACATGATCACTGAACCCTCTATTTAGAGCATCTATAGCTTGCCCAACATAATCATTGTAATCACAATCTTTATCGACAAAAGTTCCATAATCAACGTAACGGAGACCTCTTTCAGTTAAGATTTTACAAGCTTCATTTTTTAAGTCAAACCCAGAATGGTCAGCGCATATTGCTATTGGCTTATCTCCAAATTTAACTAAGGAGTGAGTTAAATAAAACTCTAATTCTTCTGGAGTCCCCATCAAGTGCATCTTATTAACCTCATTTATATTTACCTTAGCCCCATCTTTAATCATAAGGTTATAAAGAGGACAGATGTAAAACTCTCCACGAGTCATAATTTCCTGATCAATCATTTGTTCTGCATACTTCACGAATGAAGCCCCACTACCAAATGTGTAAACGCCAACCGCCGCATTCTCACTGATAACTTCTTTTTCCGCTGTTTTTGTAACGAAACCCTCGTCATTTAATTTGGCATAACTATAACCATTATTATTACTCTTGAATGTAAGAATCGTTCCATCTACATCTGGTTCTATATCAGTTGGATCAAAAAAATCTTCGAAGTAAACATCCAATGTGTAAATCATTAATGGATTATCATTATTTATATAATTCTTCGCCATTAAACAAGTTTCTACCGAACCTCTTGTTACATGATCTAGAATAATTAACTTTATGTCTTCTCCATACTTTTGTTTTAAAATCTTATCTAAAGAGTAATCATTAACGTGGTCTCTCCGCAAACAAAAAATTAAATTACACCGATC